GCACATTCTCATGAATGCTAACTCCCAACTGCTTCTGTAGAAAGGATCTTTGCCCCCCACATACTTTTGGCGATTCTCAACTGTATAGTTACCTTGTGCGAATTTTGGCATAATACTATTTATAGTTTAAGGCTGGATTAATGCGGATGCTTTGCTTTTTGAATTTACAGTTGGCGTATTTATAGTTACTCTACTGCCTGCAGGTCTTTGTAAGTTAATGGCATCATAGGCATCTGTTGTTAATTGTAATGATGCATCAGAATCTTTAAAAAATTCTAATACATCTGTATTAAGTTCAGTAGCAACTGTGATTAATACTGGTGCTAATGCTTTTGCATTCGATTTTTTAAAACCAATTTTTTCTAGTTTACTTTTGATCATATCTAGATGTTGTTGATTCATTGTATCAACAGGGTCTGCATACCGTTCTAATAATTCTGCTGATGCTTGTGGTAAAGGAAAGTTTATAGTAGAGTTATCTAAATATGCAGTTAGTATGCCTCTCTGAACTTGATAAGATATCTCATTTCCAAAAGTATCGTATAATGAAGCACTCATTATATAGCCCTTCCTCGTTTATCCCTCTGTTGGTTAGGATCGTTTATTTTTTTGTTCTTCTTCTGTTGTGGTTGTGGTTGACTTCTTCTGCCGGCATCAAGTAAACCTGCGGCTGGCATTTCCTGTCCAGCCTTTTGTCTGTATGGTGCTTCTGCATCTAGAGGATCATACTTTTCATTTTTAGCAATGGCGTATGTTCCACTATCTTTTCCGTATATACTAAATTTGGCTAAGTCTATCTCATCTAAAGGCTTTTCTATTACTTTACCTACTGTAAAGTTTTCATAATCAAACTCTACTTGAAAAGTGTTTACTTCGTTTGCACTATGTTCTATCTCACCAAAAGCAATTGATGTAATAGTAGGCCTATGTAGCATAATTTCTCTACCTTGTTGTCCATTAACAACAACTAGTCTAATTGCATCAAAAAGATGAGGTGTATCATTTGCATCAAAACCAGAAGCATTACTTGGAAACTTATCTGACATAAAAGTAGATTCTCTAGTCCATGTATCCGAACCTGTTGGTATTGCGTTTTGTCCTTGAATACTACCGTTCTTTCCTGTTTGTCTAGGATTCATATAACTGTATGCATAATAAGTCATTAACATTTCATACCAATCGTTAGTAACTGTATCATACATTTGCATTGTAACTGGTTGCAATTCCACACCTGTTTGAACAACACGTTTAATATTGTATTGGTTCATAACTTCTGTTTTAAATTGTAATTTAGGTAACGATGCTTCTCTAGTAAAGCCGGCTAGATCATTACGCATTTTAGGTATGCCAATCTCTATAGCCTTTGCTTTTAGATCAGGGTTAATATAAAATTCTGCAAAACCATTAAATTTTAATCTAGGTGGAAAGTAACCTACTGAAAGATGCTTGGCGTTGTATACATCACTAAAGTATAAATTACCATTGCCCTTACTAATATTTCTTCTCATGCTTTATGTCCTGTATGATAAGAACAGGAGTTAAAAACTCCTGTTCAGATTACTTTTTAGACGATCTACAATCTACTGTTAGTTATTAACTATCAGCCGGCTGGTTAGTATTTCTTGCTGGTGCTGTCTCTGGGAACGGATCACCGGCTTCTTTTCTTCCGTCAATTGATGAATCATCATCAACAAGCAATGCGTTATCGTAACGTAATGTCATTGAAATTGTAACGGGATCGTTAGCACTATAATCAGTATCGCTGTAATCAACGTTCTGAATAAATGCGCCTTCTAACTTCCAACTTTCTGATGCCTCTGCACTCTTTCCATCTAAAATCTCAATGTAGCAATCGAATTTGTAGTCACCGCCTGCTGAATATGATGTTTGATCAAAATGGTTAAGTTGTCTTTGAAGTTGTTCGCCAACTTTCTTAGTAACTTTATTGGTAATGTCGTCTCTTATTACAAGTGTTACTGGATCCCACACATGTTTTCCTGCCACATATACTTTAGAATTATATGAGTCAATTGGTATTTCCTCATGTGTTAATTTTGGTCTTGAAACATTCTGAACATTTTGCGTGAGAGAGAATAAATCGTTTCCTCCTCCAAAGTTAATATCAAATGTCACTCTAAATCTAAATTTTAATTTAGGCTGTAAGATACCCGAAGGCGTGCCTCCGTCAATAGGAACACCAAACTTTGATTTGGTTGGGGTTACTTGTGTTGCCATATTTGCTCTCCTATGCTATAATATACATTTATTTATCATAATCAGGCAAAAAACATTAACTCTAGTTTTAATATTTAAAAAAAAGGGGCCTAAAAAGACCCCTTTTAAAGTTAGTTTAAAATTAACTATTACCTGTAGTTCCCAAAGTATTTTGGATTCTAATTGGTATATAGATAAACTCTACTGACTTGATTGGTTGAACTGCTACATCAATGTGTAACTCGTTACGATCAATTCTTGCAGGTGTGTTATTTGTAGAATCACACACTACTAAGTAGTCAAAAAGACCTCTTTGACTTACAAGATTGTCAAGTAATCTTGACACAACACTAAATGCATTGTTTCTTGTAGTTGCATCGTTTTGTTCAAACAAGAAAGGCTTAACTGCATCGTCAAGTTGCTCTCTTAGATATATAATTAAACGTGAAACGTTTACTCTATCTAAAGCACTTGCACTTGCATTAAGTGTTTTCTGTCCAAAGATTGCAATTCCTCTTCCTGGGAAGTTAGAAACTGGGTTTACTTTATTCAAGTAATACGCATCTCTTTGTCCTTCATTTAATGAACTTGGTTCAAATTCGCCTTCTTTTGCTTTCAAGTAACCAACTGAAGTAGCATTATTTACAACTCCTCTTTGGAAACCTGCTGGTGCAAACCATGGGAATGCAACCTGATCATTAAATGCAAAAGTTCTTAATGCCATATGTGATCCAGGAACCATAATGTTTGTTCCATCTAAGTTTGTTGTTAAACCATGTGGATAATACACAGCCATCTCAGATGATTTGCTTAACATACCATCTTCGCCGTTTTCTACTGCGTTGTTTGTGTTATTAATCCATGCTTTAACACTTGTAGAATCATCTGCTAATCTAAGTGGAGCATCAGCAATACTGAATACAGTATTCTTTCTGTCCACACCTAGAGTTAATAGTTCGTCTGCTAGTTCAGGATATCCTGGAACTGCCGCAATGTTGAATCTATTAGTTTCGTTTCTGATTGCTTGGTTACTAGTTACTGCTGACTGTAAAGCCTTAGTAACTGCTTTCCTTTGTGCTTTTCGTAGTAAGTATGGTGAACCGTCTGACTTGGTTCCTGACTCGCTAACCCAAACGTTTGTTATAGGCGTTGTTCCACCATGATCATATGATGTTTGCCATTTCTTAACATTACCACCACTTGCTCTAAAGTTCCATGCTAACATACCACTTGGGTATAATGCGGCATTTGGGGCGTCTGCATCTAATGAAGCAGTTGAAGACTTTCTAAAGTCTGCAAATACTACACCGTCTGCTGAACTTTGATCAGTTAAATCGATCAATACCCACTTACTTGTAGTTGCATTATATCTGTAAAGTTTAAGATTTTCTGTATCTCCTGAGTTTAACCAAATGTCTCCAGTTACAAGTGAACCAGCATCGCTTTGGACAGTTGGTTCTGTTGCTTTTGTTTGGAAGTCTTTTGTTAATGTTACCCAAGTAGATCCGTTATGTTCTAACAAATCAATGTTAGTTGTGCTTATATCTGCATCATACCATAACATGCCGTCTGCTGTTGCTCCTACTGGAGCAGTTGCACCTGCGTCATAAACAATATTTTTCCAATTACTTGAAGTTGATGCTGTAAGATTAATGTCACTTAATGCAAAAGTTGATGCACCAGCGGCAACTCTAATATCATATCCTTTAGAGTTTACTAGTTTTACCTTACCTGCATTATTACTTGCGGTAATCTGATCTGCATAAGTTGTAACAACATTTGCTCCTGATAATGCACTTTGAATATCTGCAACAATGTCATCAATTGCTAAATTACCTGCAGTTTCACTTGTTAAGAAAACTGGAATAGCAGTTACTGATGCGTTTGCATAAATGTTAAATGCAATGGCCGAAGAACTTGCTTTAGTATTTGAAATAGCAGTATCTGTAATTGCCGCACTTGATTCCATAGTAACAGTTGTGCCACCATTGTGTGCTTTTAGAATAATTTCTGCTTCGCCATTTTCACCATCATGATCTCCCCAAATACTACCTTTTACTAGATTTGAGCCGTAAACTGCGTATGCTGTTCTTGAATATTGTCTAAGAACTACACCTTCAGTTACAAATTGTGAAGTTGTAGTGTTGTATTCTTTTAAAGAAACACTAGAACCATTATTTGCTGATGTTGTTTGTAAGTATAAGTCACCTGCCTGTAATGCTGTTGCATCGCTTCTAGTTGAAGGAACACCTAAATGACTTGCAAATTGAAAGTCTTTAGATCCTGCTGAGGTCCAAGAAGATGAACCAACTAGATACCAAACATTAGATAGTTTCTGATAAAAAGAAATTCTATCTGCTTGTGTGCCATCTGCGGAGAGATACCTTACACATATTTCGTTGTTTTTTCCGAAGGCCGCTTTTGGAACGCCTCCTGATTGTAAATCACTAGAGCCAGTTAATTTAATATTACCTGCTTCTGAAACCCATGCACTACCATCATACTTTTTAATGCCCCACGTGGTAGAACTGCTGTCTAACCAGTAGGCACCGTTTGCTGGTTTAGAGGAAGGAGCAGTTGCACTACTCTCTAATTCTGCTAAATCAACATCTGCTCTTAGGACGTATGCTCTGTTGGCAATTCCTAAGAAACTGTATGCGGCCATTAAACCATATTCATTGGTTTCTGCACCATGGACTGGTGAGCCACCACTTGTTTTAAAGTTTGGATTTCCGTAAGCCTGTAATAATTCTCTTTGACTTGTGATTTGATATAGTTTATTTGCTGTTGCTGATGTTGTATAACTTGCTGTTGTGCTTCCATCTGGACCTTTTTTATCTTGAGCCGTTGCAATAACGATCAAAGGAACTGTTCCGGAACCTGCAGGCGAGTAAAAACTTTCGTCTGATACTGTTATACTTACACCAGGACTGACTAATGTTGCCATATTAAATCTCCTAATATTAGTTAATACGTTCGCGTATGCAACTTATTTATCATTTTAGGTATATTTAGGTGTATTATAGAAATTGCCCGATATTAGGCGATATTAAACTATTTTTAGTGCTGATTTAAAGAGATCTTGTTGTATTTGAAGCACATCTTTATACAGTTCTTCTAGTGTTCCGACGTTTTTAATGACGTAATCTACGTCATATCCTGCCCAATTCCACTCACTTTCATGAACATCTTTATACTTTGTTTCCATAATCTTACGTGAAATTGCGTTACTATGTGCTGTTTTGGCTGTTTCATACCATTCTGGGAGTTCATCTCGTTGCACCCATATGATTTTTCCGCCTAGGCTCTTAATAAGATCTAATTCATTTCTAAACCTAGCATCACTTATTACTACACATTTAGAGTTGGCCTTACGCCTTAGTCTATATTCTAAACTATCTATCCAAATATCTTGATGAAAATGATTACGCATTACATCAGTTCCGAGTAATTGAAGTGCTAATCTAGGTGTAAAGTTTGGTATGCCTGTTTTGCGAGTCCAGAACATATCAGGTGTTTCACGAAATTCTCTGCTTTCAATTGAATCACCTTCTAGTAATGCTCTATCCCAACCAAAGGTTGATGCACATACGTCTTTTAAAGGGTTTGCAAAACTATCATGAATACAGCCTGCTTCTACGAATTTGTTGGCAACTGTGTCTTTGCCTGAACCTATAAAACCTACTATGCCTATTAAATTCATTTAACCTATTACAAAACCTAATGGTTGATTACCTTCTTCATAATTATGAATTGCTTCTTGCAATTTGTCTAGTTCTACTTGAGCTTCTGATTTCAATGCATCACCATTTAAAGTAATTGAACCACCTGCGCCTGGTAAACCTGAACTATACTTACTTCTTGCTTCACCTAACATCATTTTAGATAAAGAAAGTGTATGCTGTGACAGCCAATTACTTGCGTAAACGTCTTGTAATAGTATAGATTCTGGAATGTAATTGTAAACACCTACTGCAACTTCTTCTTCGTGTCTTACGTTTCTAAGTATTTTAAGTCTTTTGGTGTTTCTGTTCCATAAAAAGTTGTATTCACTACCAAATACACGACCAATAGTTTCTTTGTATTGTGCAAATGCATCAAATACTGCAAGTCCACCTATTTGTCCTGCTTGTAGCATATACATATTGTTAAATGCAACATCAAATGGATCAAAGTTTGTTCCACCACCACTGTTAGTTCCTATGCCTCTGCGATAAAGTCTTCTAACTTCCATTACTTCATCTGGCAATTGGTATTCTGTTTGATTTTCAACGGTCTGTATAAAAATCATACTCTCTTCAACACTACCTGCACTTAACTGTCTGTATCTAGCAAGTGATTTATCTATTGCAACGTCATAGTGCTCTCTGTCTAATTCGACATCCACTATACCATCAGCAAGACGTAATTGTGTCTCAGTGATTAATTGTTCTCTACTTTTATATCCTATTTGATCTTTTGGCATACTACTATTTATCAGAATGCCTGTAGTATAATAGTATTGTCATTCATTCTACCGTTCATCTTAATACCTGTTGTTGTAAGTTCATCAAATGCTTTTGCAAATTTAGTTTTTGCTGAGCCAGTCCAATTACTAATCTGTTCTTTAGGTTTTCTAAGTGTTTTTTGGATACTACTTTTTTCGTCAAAGTCCTGTATTGTTGTTCCTTTAACCATTAAGCCGGCTCCGGGTCTAGCCATATTACGTGGATCTTTGTTTCTTGCATGGTATACTCCTATCTTTCTAGTTTTAGTATTATATACCCAAAGTTCGTTAGCATATACTACATCTGTTGATGGTATACTTGCTACACCTAACTCACTGCAATTGACTTGATACTTTAATTTCTTCACGATAGCCTCTTTAGACCGTGCCTTAGGCTTACGAGCACGTCGTGTAGTGGCTTTTGTTGCAATAACAGTATCACATGCTGTATTGATCTTTTCAAACAGTTCTACAAAGTTCTTACGCATTTTAGCAGTAAAGTGTGCATAGCCTTCTTTTATGTCAGGATCGCTCCATGCTTTTACTTCTAATGCTTCTTGATATTGTTCTTCAAAATCTTCTTTTATAATTTTTGCATGTGGTCCTTTAATCTCAGGGCGATATACTATCATTTCTTTATAAGGGTCAAACTTATTAATATCAAAATTATCTTCTGCTACAAGATCTATATAATGTTCCCATTGGCCGCATAGTTCTTCTACCTGCATTTTCATTCTATCTTGAATACTAATTACTGGTTTCGATTGTTTTTCTGCTACTGCTTCTTTTTTCTCTGCAATAATTTTCTTACCACGTGATAACCATTCTTCTTTTCTTCTTTCGTAATGGGATCTAATTTTTTCAGGCATGTATCCTAATTTATGATGTATATAAATTGAAATTGAAGACCCGCTGAACGCCCAGTCTGGGTTTAATAAAATAACTTTTATTTCTTCTTCTGCCCAACTTGAATGTTCTTTGATCCATTTCTTTACAACCGGCATGTATTTTGCTTTGCTAATTTCTGTTCGCACAAAATATTCGCAACTCTTAAATGCTATTTCTTGTTCTGCTGGGTCTGTAATTAGTTTCAACTCTTTCCATTTAGGTTCAGTTGTAACGTATATCGATCTTGTTTTAATTTTTCTCTTGGCCATTAATTTTACTCTAATCGTCGAAGTTCTCTACTTCAGGTGCATTGTATAATACCTGAATTGCAACAGGCCATTTTTTAAACCTGTGTATATTCGACTTATCAATAAGAGCATTTTCATCGTGGTAAAAGCGGGTAATTTGAATCATTCCGGTAAATTTACCTTCTCTTTCACCTGCTTTATACATGAAGTAAGAATTGGCTAAAACAAAAAGCAAAAATAGTAATATAAATTCAAAACTCATAAGATTGCACTCCAATAAAAATATTAGTATAGCAGGTAATCTTAGATTGTCAAGAACTATTTTCCTTTAGAAAATTTACGGTCCTGATTATAAGGTAGGTCTTTTTCGAATATTTCTTTCCAAGTTGCAATGGTTCGATCTAAACCTTCGCTTAGTTCTACTTTAGGAGTCCACCCTAGGCGTGTTGTAATCTTATGATTGGTGCTGTTAAGCAAATAGATCTCGCCTGGCCTTGCTGGCTTAGTATTCCAATTAACATGTCCATCCCACCCTAACTTGTCTGCAATCATTTTTACATAGTCTTTAATTTTAATTGCATTGTCAGGACCTATACAAAAGATCTCTCCTTGGCATTTATCAGGATTTGTAATTACTATTTCCCATGCATCAAGTAAGTCATCGATATGAATGAAATTTCTATATGGTTCACCATAGCCTAAATTTATTTCTTTAGGATTTTTAAGCATCTGTGTAATAATTTGTTCTGTTACAAAGAAGTCGTTGTCCTTTCTGCCATATGCATTAGTTTGTCTAATAGCAGTAAACGGTAAGCCATAACTTCTGTGTGCATACTCTAAGTATTTTTCACAGCCGTATTTTGCAACGGCATAGGGGGCATTTGGATTGGGCGGTGTGCTTTCATTAAATGCAATTATGCCTTCCTCTTTTCCATCTCTAATTAGATCACTGATAGGTTGCCAACCATACACTTCCATTGTTGATGCAAAAACAAAGTTTTTTAAGTTAGTAAGTTTTGCCGCTATTTCAATTAAGTTTACAGTTCCTACATAGTTAATCTCACTAAATGTGATTTGCTCGTAAAAACTATCTTCTACTTCTGTTCTTGCCGCTAAATGAACAATAATCTCAGGATCGAATGTAGATATTTGCATGGCAACTTTGGCATGGTCTCTTAAATCCTCTTTTAAAAATTCTAGTTCATGTTTGTCTTTTAGTCTTTCGACCATGTGCTGACCTATAAAACCGTCTGCTCCTGTTATAAATATTCTCATGTGTAAGTTCCTTTATTTGCGAATCCAGACACTTGTAGGGTATATCTGTTTTCGTTACCTATATTTATTACCGAATGAATCTTGTTTAATTTAATTATAGCAAAGTCTCCTTTTTTATAATTAAAGCAGACCTCATTTTCCATTTCAAAAAAATGTCCAATTTTATGATCCTGTAAAAATAAATTAATTCTCACCGGTTCTTTATCGGTAATATCTATATTATTAATTTTGACATATTCGCGTAATTTTAAAAATGCATCTCTGTGTGGTGGAATAAAAAATCCCGGTTCTACTAAATTTATTGTTACCATGCTATGTTCGATAGTTTTAGAAAACATATCTTTTATCTTATGAGCCCATGTAGGACAATCAGATCCGAATGATTGATGAACCATCGCTGATTCTTGTTTCACTTTTGGCTTCGGTAATCCTAATTCTTCCCAATTAAATTCTAAATGGTGGGTCTCTTTAAATACTGTTTGATCTAACATTTCATTTGTTAAAAAGTCAATATCTATATGTCCTTTGATCAAACTATTTTTAGGCATGATCTAGATCCTCTGCTTTTGCATAGCCTGTAATTTGCATTGTAAATCTTGGTTGGTATCCCAAGTTTGCAACTAAATGTGTGCAATCTGGCTTTATGATTGTGTAGTCACCTTTTACATAGTCGATCCATGCTTCATTTTCCATTTCAAAATAATGTCCCATTAATCTATCTTGTAAAAACAAGTTTACTCTGTATGGCTCCATTCCTTCTATAGAAAGACCATCATCCTCTACTTTTTTTCTTAATTTATAAAGTGTATCTTGATGTGGTGCAATGAACCGCCCTGGCATTAATTTATTAACAGTAACTACTGCATGTTTTAACCATGGAAAAAGTGTTCTAGAATGTTTTACCCATGGTGGGCAATCATCTTCGAAAACTTGCCAAACCCATGGAGCATCATAAGGATAGTCAGGAACTGGAACTCCCATTTTATCCCAAAAGCCGCCACTGTATACTGTATGTGTATGTTCTGAAAAATTTAGTCGATACAGCATTTCGCCTGTAACGTGACTTAAATCTACATGTCCTTTATGCATTTTTTAATACCGTAACCTGTGCAGAATAAAATGGTGCATCTCCCATATTGCCTGCTATGTGCCAATCATCTATGCCAAACTTTACCCAATCACCTTTACGCCATTTTGTAAAAGGTTGATCATGCACTTCATAATAGTGTCCACGTTTCCAATCTTCTAAAAATATTAAGTAACGATAACTTTCGCCTTCGCCATGTTCTTGTTTTAGTTTAAAATGTTTATCAACATGATGTGGTATTGTTTGCCCTGGTGGAATATTAATTACACTTACAACATGATGATCAAAGTCTTGTGGTATTTTTAATGCTAAGTCATGCACCCAGTCAGGCGAGGTTTCGAACATTTGCCATATACTGCTATTATGTTTTGTGTAATATTTTTTTAATGCATCATATTGTTGATAGCACTGAAAATAATCTTCGAACCTCAAGTTCTCTAATTGAGCAAGTGGAATGTCGAGTTTCATATTTCCGTATTTAATCACAATAACTCTCTAATGTGCCTCTTCTTCTTAAGTCTAGTGTTGCACAATGAATGCCGCCTGAGAGCGTCATACTGTGGCGGAATTGCACAGGCACACTATTGATACCATATTTGTCTAGTTCACGCATTAGAGGCTCTTGTGCTGAGTCTAAGACTACCGTATTCTCGTCTACACTGAGTAAGTTCATTCCAATATATGGTGAGCATGGTGGCATATATCCTTGCTCAGAAAGTTTACTGCCTTGCACTACACAATCATCAAACCAAATCTTATCCCACTTCTTAAACATCTCAGGACAGTTGTCTGGTGTTACTCTTGAACTATTCATTAAAACAAGTCCAGGTCTTAGTGGAACAATAGTGCTATCAAAATGTGCAAAACTGTAAAGTTCACTGTAATGCATTTTGTAACCCATTGGCTCTAATAATCTTTTTAGCCATTTATAACCTTTCATGTTTCCTGAGTTACTAACTTGATATAATAAATCTCTACCAACTCGCACGATGTTTGGTGCATCAAAACAAATTTCATGGTTTAATAATGTTGGTTTGTCTTCAATGTCTTCAAATGTATACATATCGTCATGTAGTTTTGGCTTAGGTGCTGACATCCATAATGCACCATCTTCAAATGCTTCATACATTATGTCTTCATATAATCTGGTTTCAAAATATCTTGCTCTTACAGGAGTAGGTGTTTCAATAAGCATATCACCTAATGGTAATATTAAGTCTCTTGGGCACCAACTATACCAGCCTTTTGTGTTCCAACCTTGGCCTATATCGTAATTTACATTATCCCAATCTATAACTTTAGGGCGGTGCACTTTAACACCCATTTTTGTTAATGCATCTGCTAGACCATCTGCATCTTCATTGGCCTCATCAATCACCCATTGTGGGTAAGTGCCTTCTAATTTTTCTACGTCTTCTTTTGGAAAGTTTGCATAACTGAAACTTCTTGCTGAAATGTCAGTTGCTATTCTGCTGTGGTGAGCATGTCCAACGATTATTTCCTCCAATGGATCCCAATCGTTGTGGGAATTTACTATCATAATGTCTCCTGTGTGATATTCTTTTTACCTACTATTTATAGGATTAGTAAATAACTTCCCTATATTATTCGGATCGGTTAACATTTTATAATTATGTTCTACAATATCTGAAACACTATCTATTAAATTGTGTTTTTCTGCCTCTGTAAAATTACAAAAATGTTCAATTTCTTTGGCAATAAAATGTGCTTTCTCTTCTCTATTTCCTAACTTATCATAAGATTCATCAAATAGTGTATCGAAAGTTTTATATCCCAGATCTTTTAAAATATTTAATATACCTTTTTTGCCATAAACTATAAAAGGCATCTTATTATAAATTGCTCTATATATCTTTTCTGACAAGTATACTGGCACATTTGATTCTGTATCTTCTATTACTAATTCAAAGTATACTGATCTAGTCCAAGGCGTAATATTCATAAAGGTTGGATGCTTTTCATATTCATCTTTCATACTTCTTATAATATATCTACCTGCACTAGTATCTAAATTATCTATAGTTCCTGTTTCATCTGTAATATAACCATTGCTGTATACTGCATTTGCCTTGAGAGCATCTAGCATTAATTTTTTTCCTGGTGGAACACTTAATG